GCTGCTTTGTCAGTTCCGAAAACCGTTTCTCAAGTTTTGGGTTGTGCTTCTTTTCTCCTGCTGCAGCCTCTGTCTCGACATCTGGCTCACTCCGCCCTTGCTCAACAACCGGCTCCGCATCTGCGGCCTCAGTTGGAGTTTCCTGGGTGGCTAAACCAAGTTTTTGTGCCTGAAACTCAGCTAAATTTTCACTTGTTACCAGGTTCGCAGCTTGTTTCCTTACTGGTTCCTGCACAACATTTGCATCTGACATGGATTAACTCCAAGAATAAACCCGATGAACCCATCGGTAGGTTAAATCTATTAGAAACTGTTTTTCAATAGTTGTCAACGAGGCCCCATTGGAACGCCAGGGATAGCAGGCTGCTCTAATGGTTGAGGTTGCATCTCTTGCATCGCAAACTGCGCGGCCATCTGATCATCAACTCCAGGGTTGACCATCGGCTGCTGCGCTAATGCCATTTCTTCACGCAAGAATGGTGACTCATTCATATTGACTTCGCTCTCAGCAAACGATGCCACCTTGTCTTGTTCAGCATCTCTGCGGGCCATTTCTTGCTGCAAAGAGCGTGAGTCCATGCCTTTTAGTAACAGTTTGGTAATAGCGTCTAACTCAGTCCGGTTTTGGTCGGTAATTGACTTCATGTTGGTCTGGTTGACCTTAGCCTCGTTGATGGTCTCGGTGTTGTACGCCCTAGAGGTAACATCCATGAGTTTGCGCTTGGTCTGGCCTTCTTCTTTCATCTTTTGCACATCGGTCTGGTGCTGCAAGTTCATGGTCAAGGCCGCAATCTGTTGCTGCATATCGGCAACCATCTTTTGGCTGGCCATCAACTGCATCTGGACCTGTGGCGGAATGTCCGATTTTTCGTCAATCTTGGCCAATGGGTTCATAGCAGCTAGGCGGTCAGCAATCACATCTGCGCCTGGGAAGTCCATGTTGCGGAACACCAGGTCACCGGCAGCTTGGAATAGTTCAGGGTTAGCCTGTAGGAGCGGAACCATAGACTCGACTGCCTCCTGGCGCTTGGATTGATAGCCAGGGCCAGTATCCATGTAAACATCGTATTCGCCTACGGTTACATCATTCAGTATCTTTTCTGTACCGCTTTCGTCTACGGCGCGCTGGTTAATGGTTACCATTTCGGGTTGGTTATCGTAGCCAATAATCCGCATGACACGCTCTTTGTCATAAATCTTGGGGATAAGGTCTAGGATTACGCGCCCAGTTTGCTTTAAAGAACGAGTCAGATTGTCGTAATAATGGAAGTTCGACATATCAATCTGCATCTGCTGGCCGCGAATAGCCTTACCAGACATATTGCCTTGAGCCAACATATTTGGGTCAAATATCCCAACTACAGTCTGCAAGTCATTATTGATAGCGTTAGTAGCCTCAACAATTCCCGCTGCAGGTGGTTCAGGTTGTAACCGTGACGGTACGGGCGCGGGTTGTCCCTCAATGTCCTTTTGCTTGTAACGCAATACGGGCGTGGCTTTGATGTTAGCCAGGTTCCATTCATTCTCATGGCCTTCGTCTTGACCCTCTGCCAATAGCCATTTAGCCTTGGGCGCGAGAGCCACCGACTCGGTCAAAGCGGTACGCCAGTAGTTGTACATCCGCTGCGGGTCTTTAGCCATGCGCACAATGCCGTACTTCTTGCGCTTATCGTCAATCGTCAGCTGCTGGCCGTAAACGGGGACTATTGGGATATGCTTACCAATCCATGTGGATTCTTCCAGTATTTCTATGCCGGTTAGCTTTGCCCACTTGATGGTCTTGCGCATCGTTTCACGCTCGGCCACCACTTCAATGCCGGCTGCCATCATCATCTCTGCGCTGGGTGCCTCGTCTTTATAGACTTGCGTCCCATCAGAGAGCATGAGCAATTTGGTCTTTTTACGCTCGGTATACCACCATTCAGCAATCCGGATGTCATCTTTCATAATCCAATCCGCGTCCGCATCACCGGTTCCACGCATATTGAAGTTACCGCCATCGTCTGCGTTGGGGTATTGGGCCTTAAATTCTTTCTTGCTCATTACCTCAGTAATTAGGCAGGACTCAGCGTCCGAGCCGTCTGGCATCTGACTGTTAGGGTCCATGTAAACAGTAAATGGGTTAACAATCGGCTTAATGTAGATTTCTTGGTCAAACGAATCTTCGCGTGTGTAGTCAGTTACGATGCGCCAGTAACCCCAACCCATGCGGACCGCAAACTCAAAGGCCGTATCGTAGGCGGTGTCCGCGTCCGAGTTGACCTCAATATGCTTAAAGATGCCCGTTAGAATGTCCGCGACCTTGGCATTGGCTGCCGAGTTCATCGAGTGCGCTTTCATGCGGGGTCGTGCCTGGCGCTGTTGGTTACAGACCTGGCGGATAAAGCCGTCCAGCTTGTTGATGGTCAGGCAGGGTCTAGCCTCTAGGTTTCTAGAGTTCTGCACCTCAACGGGCCATTGGTCACCAGAGGAAAATTTAAGGTCATCCAGGGCATCCTGGCGGTTGTAAGAGTCCGCATCATTTGCGAATCTTAGGAATTTCTGCGCGTCTTGTATACGCTGATCGTTTGCCATAGTCATCCCATCCATGATCCAGCCGGTTGTTGCACGGCTCGTTTAGCTACCGATTTACGCGGCTCATTCACTACTAATCCCAGATATTTAAAGGCATCGGCCCCGTGCGAATATATATCGTGCAAGGGCGTTTTGCTAAATTGCTTAGTATCTGGGTCCACATCATATCGGTAATGTCTTAAACATTGTAATCCTTGATGGCAATTTTCTCTATCAAAATAACACTTGTTGAATATTGTCCTGGCTGCATTGATGGAGTCCGCAGTTGGGGTTCTTGGCACAATCTGCACCTTGTAACCGGCTGCCCTCACAATGTCGGCAATCGAGCGCCCAGCAGCTGCTAGAGTTGAGTTCTCAGCATCATGCGGCAACCAGATGGTGTCATAGTGATAGCCCAACTTCTGCATCTCGGCCATGTAATAGGACATGGTCTTTTGGTTGTCCTCGATATATCGGATCAATCTGATCTCAAACCCAATGAACTGCACGAACCAGATGGCCGTATTGTCCGACCAACCAAGGTCAAAAACGGCATGAACTCCCTTCATTTGATCGTACGGGACTTTAGTAATGCGCTGCTCTAGGTCAGCAAGGGTTATCTCATTACCAAATACCGCTCCATCCACGGTCTTGCGGCACAAGCCTTCCCAGACGGTGTTGTAGGCCTCGATGTCCCGCATCTGGAGGTTATCCTTTTCCTCCCGCAAGGTCATTGGAAACCATGGGTTATCGCGCCAGGTAATCTTTTGGACTATCGCATTAGACGGCGGCGAAACCACAAAACGCTGGTAGGTGTCATCGGTCTCAAGTTCAGGGTTAAAAGTAATCCATATCTCGGAGTTGTCCTTACGGATCGTAGGAATTAGGACATTCCAGCTTGTTTTAGAAACAGTCTGCGCCTCCTCAACCCAGCAAATGTCCACGCCCTCAAAGGATTTGACATTGGTAATGTTGTTTTTAAGGCCAATAAAGAAGAACTCAGACCCATTCTTACCCTTAATGCTGGTCTGGGTGACCTCGTAAAAAGACTCTAAGCCTAGACTGTCAATTTGGTCTGTCAGTAATTTGTGTACAGAATCCTTAATAGAGACCTGAAACTCACGGGCGCAAAGGATGCGGATAGGGTCTTTTGCTGCCTTGATTAATAACGCCCTAGCAACTCCCCAAGACTTAGCGCCACCGCGCCCACCATACAGAATCTTGTATCTCTTGGGCTCAAACAGAAAAGCCAGTTTTACGGGGAATTCGGCGTTAGCTACTGCGTCTACTGTTTCAAGCATCTTGCGGTTTAACGAACATTACTTGAATACCAGCTAAGAGCGGAGTTCCATCGGAATTCTCTACTTGGTTAGTCTGAACCGCTTTACCATCAAGCCGGTCAATGACTTCCTTGACGGCCCAAGCCTCGCCTTGTTCAGCTTGTGTAATCAGCTGCTTAACGATGTTTTCCAGCTTTTGAGGTTCTTGAGTCAGCACCTTTCGGAGCCTGTCATAGAACATCTTACCCTTTACAGCATTAGAATTTCCTATCGTTGC